CAAACGAGCTAACGCTCTATCCCTTGCTCTCCGATAGTTTCTCTGACGAACGGCTTGTAGCTTTGCCGTTTCTATTCGCTGTCTAACTCTTTCCATTTCCCCATCTTTCCATACAATCGGTGATAGTAGCAAGCACTATCGGTGTAATTTCCATAGGTTCTAAGACCTGCTTGGCATCTTCCTCATCTGCCTCCCATTGGGATACCCAAATCTTACTCCCAGTAGGGCTATTACGATACCATTTGAGGGCTTCTACGGGGTTCTCACCGCCCCAAATAGCTATCCCTTGTGTATCTGATACCTCATACAGTATTACTACTATCTTGCCCCTGTTAGGTAGCTCTATTACCTCACCCATTAACTCGCTCCCTCTCTCGCTTAATCATTAGGTCTTCACAATCTGAGCAGGTGTAGGAGTGATACTCAGCGTAATCATACTCGCTGGCACACTCCTTACACTTGACTATATCTAACTCAGTTCCAGTAAGGGCATACTCATCACCCATTAGGTAGCGTGGCTCACTCATTAGCGTAGCAACTCTCGCATATCCAGTAAAGGCCACCTTTATTGCCCCAGATTAAATCTCCAGTAGCAAAATCTTTAAGGCAGGATTTACAGGTAGATAAAACCTCAGTAATCATACTACGTTCTCCTTCTCTCTCTCGGTTGCGTAATCAGTAAGGCAGTTATCGCAAGCGATAGCCCCGTTGTATTGGTTATACCAGTCAATCTGTCTCACTTCCCACCCACAGAATTGGCAGATGTTCATACGCCTGCCCTCTCTCTCAAGATAGTTTCTTCCGCATTGTAGATCATATACTTAGCCATATCTGGATTGGTTTCTTCCAGCATAATATCTTTGGCGATTGCTATCGCCTCTTCCTCATTACGAGCAGAGATATAAATACCGCCCTCATAATTAACCCTTATCTCATAGTCTTTGTAATCGCTCACTTGCTCATCTCCTCTCTCTCTTGCGCTAGTTGGATCAGCCGTTCGGCTGACCATCTTATCTCCTCTAGTATCTCTATCTTGTGAGCGCATATGTCTATCGGTATTAAACAATCACCACAGATAGGCTTAGCCTTTAGTTCCATTAGTTATTCTCCCAAGTTAGGTCATCTAAGTAATGTGTGAAGCTCATACCTTGGTGAGCTTCGCTGTCCCACTCAACCACCCAAGCGGGCGTGGTGTTAGGCACTCTCCAGTATGTATCGTAGCCAGTAAACTCATCATAGAATAAAGTGAGTTCATACTCGTTGCCCTCATACTCAAAGTAGACATACCGCTTCCAGCCTGTCTCCTCGTGCTCTTTGCCTTTGATTACTATCTGCTTCTCTAAGTGTTGCTTGATTTTACTCATTATTATCTCCTTCCATCTTTAGATCTTCTTTAGTTAATTCCCAACTACCTGCCTCGTGCCATAACTCATCAAGGGATAGGGTAAAGGCGTACTTAAACCACTTATCCGCCCCCACTTCATTAACTAGATCTGTATCTTCTTGATCCATTTCTTCATAAAGATCCCATAAGCGCATAACTAGGTTTTTATACTCCTCTAGAATTGCGTTAGTCTTTTCTAAGATCTCTTGCTTGCTTGCAGTCTCCATTACTTCACCGCCACAACTTCAGGAGTTTTTAATCCAAATATAAATCCGCCCCCATTGCCTTCAGGATCTTGTGAGATCTCAATCTGGGTTAATGTGCCATCAGCGAATTTAACTGTAAAAGATGGAAATCCATCACCGAAATCCGACTCAGTCATTCCATCAAACGAAAGTATTTCAGCCCCAACTAAAGAGCCGTAATACTTTGACCAGAATTTATTACTCATTCTCTCTCCTATCAGTAATTAAGGTAGAGCGTTCGCTCTCCCTCTCTCTCACCTGTTGGTAAGATACTACACGATCCTCCCCCATCTGTGAAGGATCGCATAGAAAACCACCAAAAGCTATGTCCGTTATGTCCGTTTTTTATATCCTCCAATCCTCCCAGTTATATCTTGCGCCAATCGGTGCGGTTTCTCTCACTATTGGCTGATTACAATTGGCACACTTAGCAGATTGCAAACTGTAATCATTACGGACAACTAGCCACATCAAATTAGTGGCGATATGGCGACACTCTTTATTCATAATCCACACTCCAATATTGTGCCGATACATAATCCGCCATCATTGAACCAAATTCGGGTAGCAATTAAATAAAGGCCAGCAAGTAGTGAGAGCCAAAAGGCCACCCTCACTACTCTCCTCACCTTGTAATAAGAATTAGATCTCATTAGCAATCCACCCTTAATTCATTGATAAAATTCTCTGCGATCTCTCTCCAGTTCACTCTTCCAAGTGATCCAATATCGGTCAGCATATTGAATAGATCCTGATTACCTGAGATATTCTCTAAGGTGAGCAGATCATTCTCTATCCAATCCCGTAAGGTTTCTCCGAGGTGGTAAGGATTGATTACCTCCTCCTGATCGTGGCCTTCAATCTCCTGCTTGGCGTAATCTGTTGCGATCTCATAAAGACCACGATCATTGGTGATCCATAAATTGGCTGACCAAGTTTCATAATTGAACCAGCCGTTATACTCTTGCTCATTCATTTAATCATCCTTCCCACTCCACCCGATTTGAGAGAGTGCCACCGCCCACCCCGTAGAGGGTGAGCGATAGCCCGCCATCAAGTTTATAATTCAGTTATGCTGTCAAGTGTCCAAGATCCTCCATCATCTTCTTCATAATCATCAGCAATTAAATCTTGATCGTAAAGTCTTTCGGCTTCTTCATAGTTTTCTGCTTCTACGATCACAAACATACACATTTTGCGAGTTGCTTCTATTTTGAATTTAGGCATTAGTTGCCACCTTCCAGAGTTTTGATTTCTTTGATGTAATGTTTGTTAGTCCATTTCCAAAAGTCTTTTAGATCTTCAAACTTTAAGATTTGGCTAGTTTCACTATCTTCTAAAGTTATTTCAAACTTCAGCATTTGGATCTCCTATCTAATAAGTGGGCGGGATTGCTCACTAGGTAAATAGTAGGGGGTGATCCCCCATCTGGTCAACTACCAAATTAGATCCAGTTTTGGAGTGTTGCCCCGTTCATAAGCTACGACACGCCCGACCTCGGGGTAAGGGGTCAAGCAAAGGTTGAGGGTTTGGGGCTGAGATCTGGATCTGAATTTAGAATTAGATGGCGATCAATCGGGCGGTGATTAGTAGCCAATAAAGATGGGGTACTCTGCCGTAGTCTGCCGGTTATGGAGAGCGCCAACCATTACTTACTAAATCCCTCAGCCTTTAACTATATCCCCCACAATCACCCACAATCTGCCCCGATAGGCGAGAATAATCTCCTTAGATTATGCGCTCGCACGCTCACCGCCCCACAAAAAACCGACCCCCCCTTGTTTAATTCTTTTAGTCTGTAGTGTATATACCCTTTCTAAATATTTTGACTAAAGTGAAGCTACCCCGTATATGTCCGTAATGTCCGATTTGATATACTTTGTAAGTGAGGTTCGTCACATTTAGAAAGATTTTTTGTGTAAAAACGGGAATTCAAGTATATTTCCCGCCTTATATATAGTAGGGGAGTAAAACGGGGAGTGATGAGTTTTACGACCACCTCGCCTCGGTGAAACCTCGGCGATGCCCCCTAAGGGCAAGACGAGGTTTACCCCTCAGTCGCTGTGGCTCCTTCGGGAGTTACCGGACAACATACGCAAGCGGCAGGTGTAGTGTAATATTCTCTCCAGTATAATATTCTGCCCATTAATAAAATCAAAGATTTCAATTACGGCGCTTATCCACAGCTTTATCCACAGAGGGAATTAGATGGCTGAGAACTCAGCAGACATAGCGAAAAGAATTATCTTAGGTTGTGTAGCTGAAGGAATGACAGTTGAGCAAGGCTGTGCCTCAGCCGGCAAATCTATAAAGACTTACGAGTACTACCGCAGGACCGACAAGGTCTTCGCAGATAAGATGGATAGAACTAGGTTAGGTCTAAGAGATAAATCCTTTGCCTCTAGTGATGTTCACGATCTTACCTTCGCAGAATTTAGACAACGCTTCCTTCATAACGCAACCTTCCCCCATCAACAAAATCTAGTTGATGTAATAGAGGGTAATGACCCAGGCTGGCTTCATCCTAATATGAAGTATGAGAAGGGTCTAAATAACAACCGCATACTTTTAAACATACCTCCTAACCACGCCAAGTCAATTACCATTACAGTTGACTACGTAACCTGGCTACTATGTCAGAACCCAAACTTTAGAGTTTTAATAGTTTCACAGACCCAGCGATTAGCTGGTGACTTTCTCTACGCCATCAAGCAACGACTGACTCACCCGATGTACGAGGACCTACAAGCAGCATACGCTGCTGGCGTAGGGTTCAAATCTAAGAGCGCCTCCTGGCAAGCGACCCGTGTTACCTTCGGGGATGAATTGCGTGAATCCAGTGAGAAGGATCCCAATATAGAAGCAGTTGGTATTGGCGGTCAGATCTACGGTAAACGAGCAGATATGATCATAGTAGATGATGCTGTTACTTTATCTAATGCCAATGACTTTGAACGGCAGATCAAGTGGTTAACACAAGATGTTAGATCTCGTCTTAATCCTACCGGCAAGTTAATTATTATTGGTACCCGTGTAGCCTCTGTAGATTTATACAAGGAGTTACGCAACCCTGATAGATATCCTGGTGGCCTAGTACCTTGGACCTATCTAGCAATGCCAGCATTATTAGATGCTAATGAGGATCCCGATAAGTGGGTTACCTTATGGCCTGCCTCTGATCAACCCTTTGATGGGCAAGAGGAAACAGACAAGAATGAGGAAGGTCTATATCCTCGCTGGTCTGGTAGAAATTTATTTAACGAACGTCAATCTATGGATGCCTCAACTTGGGCGCTCATCTATCAGCAACAAGATATATCAGATGATGCAGTCTTTGATCCAGTATGTGTTAGAGGATCTATTGATGGTATGCGAAAGAGTGGTGGTTTAAATCCAGGCTATCCAGGTCATCCTAAAGATACTCAAGGCTTTACTTATATTTGTGGTTTGGACCCTGCAATGGTTGGGGACACTGCTGCTATTTGTTATGCTGTTGATCGTTCTACCAATAAGCGTTTCATTGTTGATGCTATCAAGATTACAAGGCCGACTCCAGCGCAGATCCGCCAGTTAATATTTGACTGGACTGAGCTATACAAGCCTAGCGAATGGATCGTAGAGCGTAACGCTTTCCAATCTTTCCTAACGCAGGATGAGGGTATACGCCAACATCTTGCAACTCGTGGAGTTGTTCTAAAGGAACACCACACAGGTAATAATAAGTGGGACTCAGGATTCGGTGTGGCCTCTATGTCTACACTGTTTGGAACAAAGCAGCACGATGGCAAACACCACAGAGATAATCTGATTCATTTGCCTAGTGATCAAACCGAGAACGTCAAGGCTCTTATAGAGCAGTTGATAACTTGGTCACCTGCCACTAAGGGTAAGACCGATATGGTGATGGCGCTTTGGTTCTGCGAGATCAGGGCAAGAGAGATGATCAACTACGGTCAATATCAACATCATCATATGAA